TTTTCAATTAGGACACCGTTTGCGTCTTTGTATTCGCCCAGGTAGCTTATTTTGAAGTCTTCCGGGATTTGCCTGACATTGATATTGCCCTCATAGCCCTGATTGACTGGCAACCTGTAATACTCCACATCATCCGCATGGATAACAATAGGGTCACCCACCGGAGGCAATGATAGTTCGTCCGCACCTATCCAGCTCTTGACAGCTCCGAAGATAGGCGACCCATCAGGCGCCTCCGTTTTCTGTGCGTAATGCACGTTTTTTATACCATAAGTAATTTTTTCATTCATGTGTTACACCTCTCTTTTGATTACTGCGACGGCAGCCCGTGCCATTTTGCCAATGCTTGCGTTATGCGTAGCCTCTATAAAAGGTTTACCCCTAACGGTGGAATATTCGAATATGTTTGCAAGCGGGATCTCGTCGCCTTTTTTATTAGTTACAACCGTTGTATTCCCAACATAGCGGTAGAGTCTATTTTCCCCTGGGCTTTTAACTTTCCAACGCTTGCCAAAATTTAATCTTTTGTACCCTTTAGGCGGGTCTTTAATTGTCGGACTAGCGGCGCGCAATTCTTCCATAAGTACATAGGCAGCCGCCTCTATTCCCTCCGCCGTAGCCTCATAGACCACATCACCGTAATCCCTTAAAATGTCCTCTATTGCAGATTGCAGTGTCGCGGTATTGACAGATACATCTAACTCTCCATATTTCCTTGCCATTAGACCACCCGGCCTTTATAGCATTCAATCAACAGCACGCCATACCCAATATCGTCAATATCACCTATGTTCTGCGGTCCGTAAGGGACGGAATAACCGTTGCTTTCAAGCGCCGATACGATGGTACCGGCTCGGTTCTGTACCTTCGTTCTGCCCGCAGACGTTCCGATTAACGAATCTTTGAAGTAGTACCTGACCGCTACGTTGGCATTGCGGATTAAAGGCTCGTCATCGGCGTTTGTGGCATCGTCACTGTCTATCGTGTAGACAACATACTCGTCTGCATCAGGGCCTGTTTTTCTCATCCAGTACGAAAGCACATCAGGATATAATGCCGTGTCGAGTGCAGTCTGAATATCTGTGTAAATACTCATAATCCCTCATACCTCCTGACCGCAAACTCCATATACTGATTAGCCTCAAGCACATTGTCGACTCCGCCCCACACCTCGTAGCAGTTGGGGTTCAGTTTGTCCGGTTCCCCAGTGGTCGGTTCTCCTGCATCAAGTGGTTCGTCTTCCCCAGTGGTCGGTTCTCCTGCATCAAGTGGTTCGTCGTACTTGAACGCTGTTGCATCTGCGTTTTTTATAACCACCGTTCGGTTGGTTTTCATTTTGCTGTAAATATCGGGATGGTAAAACGTCCTCACGGTCGCTGAATCGGACACACCTAACGCCTGTGCATTGAGTCGCCTGTCTCCAAAACTGCCCCGCCATTCACCGTATAGGGTTCCGATTTCTTGCCATGTTTCCGTTTGTCCGACTCCCGGCACGTATTCACTAACCGACACATAAAACACGATAGGGGTGGTTGGATTAAATTTCAGCACGCTAATCACCCGCCTTAGGCACAATGAAATACTCGTAGTTCTCAGGTGGTAGTGGCGTTTCGGCTTTGCCCTGTACGATATAGGCCACTAACACCGGATGCACCGTAAGCTGTGCCGGGTCTGTCGACTGACGCATTTTGCAATACAGCGTTACGGCCTCCACCGCTAACGGAGTAGGAAGGGACGGGTCAATCTCCCAACCCGCCCCTTTGAAAAACGCCACAGCGCCGTCAATCATCTGCTGAACTTCCGCATCTTTTGTAGCGTCGGAATAAAACACCCCGATGCCAGGTTTAATTAAATCTAACAGCGCCATGTTATCACCTCTTATTCCGCGGCCATAATCCCGGCAGCAATGAGTGCATCCAGTAGTGCATTGAATTGGGCTGCGGTGGGCGCTTCTCCTGCCGCTCCTGCTACTTTCGTTGCCTGTTTCACAATGCCCGCAACCCCTGCTGTTGCCTCTTCAGGCAAGACCGGATAAGTAGGCACATAAAGTTTTGAGCTTGTTGTATCAATTTTAACTTCTACAGTGTCCCCGGCGCCTTTGGCATCGGCCTTAATAAGTCCCGCGGTTTCTGCCGTTGCGGTTACGGGATAAGTCGGGACGTACAGTTTCGAGCTTGTCGCATCTATTTTCACCTCAACGGTGTCTCCTGCGGCACTTGCTGCCGCCTTTATGCCGCCTAAAGCAGTGGCTGTTGCTGCCCCGGCCACTCCGGTAATACCTGCGACTTCTCCGCCGTCAGCGACGGTTATTTTACCATCAATGACTATTTCCCCACCGATGACTGTCTTCTCGCCGCCCTGTTCGGTGTAGTTCTTTACGTTATATGACATTTTCTATCTCCTTTCTAAGGAATTAGGGCGGTATTAACCGCCCCCTTTTTTTACAGCGTTGACATTACAAGAGTTGCAAGCTTCTGATGGTCTGTTACATCTGCGTCGAATTCGAACCACGACACAACACCTACGGCGTGCTGCGTTGCGTATTTTTCAAGCAGGATTTGGATGCTGATATTCTCTCTGAAATTTACAGAAAGACCGGAATAGTCTCCGTACAGCACTGCTTTGGCAGCGCTTGCGATTGTAGGCATATTGTCAGACAGGTAGACCGGTTTTCCAAGCAACCTATAAGGAGTAGCACCTGCAAAGTCAGGCTGCAGGATGTACTGACCGCCGCCATCCTTTAACTTTCTGATCGCCGTGAATACTGCCGGATTCATTGTCCAGCAGGCGTTAGCCTGATATACGGTTGGGATTTTCGCCTGAAGGTCGATAAGGTTGTCCGCAGAAATTGCGCTCTCCGATCCGGCTTTTAACTGTGTGGTCGTTGCCAATGCCCCTGTGGCTTTATTTGCTGTTCCAACCAGCAATTCTTTTTCCAGGAACAATGCGATCTTCTTTGACATTTCCGCTATAATGAAATTAGTCACGTTTATCGCGCTGTTATTTATCACGGATTTACCTATCAGTGACAATGCACCGGCAAGGAAGCCGCTCAAATCAACAGAGGTGAACTTTCCTGCATCCGCTGTAATGTCTGTGAACTCAGCCTGATAGGCTACGGAAATATCGTGGGTAGTGTTTGCTTTGCCGTAAACCGGAATCTTCAACGTTCCATTCACATAGTACATAGTAGCCCCGTTAAGGATGGGGCACATTTCCTGTACGGTAGAAATAACTCTGTTCGCGATTGTCGTAGGGATAATGGCACCGTTGTTGCTCATGTCAAAATTCTGTTCGCCTTCCCTTTCCTCTACCTTTATTCCGCATTGGCTTTTGATGTAGTTGCCGAACGATCTTGCTTCGATTGTTGCTTTATCTTCTTCGACTTTTCTATTCTCTTGCTTTGGCGCTCCTGCTACAACCACACCGGGAACTTGCCCGGTTACGGCGGCAGTTCTTCCGTCGGGGTCTGCCTCATCGGGAATGCTATCAGCCAGCTCCTGCAAGCTGCGGATTTCCTCATTGAGCGTGTCCAGTTCGGCATTCATCGCCCGGAGCTGTGCCACATCCTCACAAGCGTCGGCCTGCTTGGTTAGGGCTGTTTTTCTCTCGTTTTTCTTGGCAATCAGTGCCAGTAATTTTTTCTTGTTCATCGTTTATACCTTTCCTTTCAAGGTGATTCTTTGTTTTAACAATTCAATTTCCCGCAAGCTCTCCAGCCGCCTTTCCTCGCTCTCCAGCAATTCAAGACTCCGGGAATATATAGAAGTGGAATCGTAAAACGGGGTGTCCACCACCGATACATCCCACAACTTTTCAATACTGGTTATATCTCTTTTGGTTTCGGTATCTCCGAATGTCCAGGTGTCGCCCTTATCGGCCACAGTAAAAGCAAAACTCATCTTATCGATGAGTCCTTCTTGAATGCCTTTGTATAAATCTCTGTTGCTTTGCGTGTCGATTAGATCAGACTGTATCAACAGCCCTTTTTCGTCCTTGATAAGTCGCAAAGAGTTATTTCGGGTCCTCGCCATAATCATCACGTTGTCATTGTGGTTATAACGAAGAGGCACGTCCTTCATGTCGGTTTTGTCCAATGCACCTTTTTTAATCGTCTCGGTAAAGCTGCGTGTGCCATATTTGTGGGTAGCTGGAGAATCAAATACTATCGCATACCCCTCGATGGTCATTTTGTCGCCTTCGCCGACCGCCCGCATTTCAATTAATCGTTGTTCGTGTTTATTCTTCATCTTCATCCTCCAATCCCACATCGGGCAATTTTGATTTGTTCGCCAGTTGATATTCGTTCGCTATGCTGGCATCGATATAATTAAGACTCCTAAGCCTCGTATCACCGCCGTCAAACGGCTCGAAGCCGAAGAGTTCGTTGATCTGATTGAGCGTCAGTATCCCGGTCTTGGTCGCCAGGTCCGCTAAGTTTTGCTTGTCTGGCACTGAGTAGTATCGCACTCTCTGGTAGTAGCATTTCAGCCTCCGCCCCAAGTCCTGCTCTCGGTCAGTAAAAATACAGGCCGTCATAGCCTGCTCGAACTGGATTATGAAATCCTCAATCGCTGTCTGGTAGAAAGCATTGTGCTGGGTGCTGGTATAGTCCCCCGATAGGATGGCGGCCGATATTCCGTAACGCTCCTGTATGACAGCCTTCAAAAACTTCATCACGTCTTCGGGAATATCCGGCGGTTTTATGTCCATCGGAGTAAACTCTCCGGCCAAGTCAGTCGCCACAATTCCTGTTTTGCTTGTAAGGATATGACTCTCGAAATCGGCTCGCTCGGACTCCCTCCGCTTTTCGTCCAAGAGCGACTTAGAGTAATAAACGCCCTTAATCTGCAAGCTGGCCTC